GTTTCCTTCTACGGAAATTATGGATGGGGATGTACTGGATTCAGAGTCTTTGATGATGTCCAATTATTGGATTCAGAGACGGAACTCTCAAGCCATTGAGAATCCACCGGACTGCGTAAGCGTCTGGTGTGATTCAATGTGGTTAGAATTCGGTTACGACTCTTGTCCGGTTGAAAGGATTAAATCATGATTCAGTCCAAGGGAAATGACATGCTCATCAACTTCTTTATTACCCATAAAGGGATTCAGTTGTTGATGACATTGGACGCAGACGGTTACGTGATTGTAAGCTCCAGTTGGGAGGAGTTTTCGTTGGCTGATCGCAAAGAGGTGGTTTCTTCCATTCAGAAGAAATTATCTCAACAGCTTTTTACCAACGACCTCTTCCGCGACCTGGAGTAACACACGTGTCCGAAACTCGAGACCAGAAGCAGCGCAATGCTCTTTTGGGTTCCTTGGACGCAATGTCCAGGATGCACGAAGTCGACGGTTTGTCCGTCCTTCGTGAGGTTGCTACCGACCTGTTCGAGTCACTCTCAACTCCGATTTCACTTAGTTGTGAGATCATGCTCCGGTATGGTGACATTCCCCAACTTGTTGGTAAGAATGTTTCCCCCGTGGACTACTTAGATCATCTTCGGTTTCGCGACGACTATCAAGCCGTCAATTTTCTGAGGAAGGTGCCTTTCGTAATGGAAGGTTTGGATCCCCGAGCTACAGCCAAGGAGAAATTCCTGGCTGCTGAACTGGAGTGCAAGTCGACAAATGCTCGTATTCGTGCGTTTCTTGAAGACCCGGCTAAAACCGCGTCTAGCGTTGTAAGACAGGCATTTTGCCTATCTGGCGCGAAAATTCAAGAGATCATTGGTACGACAGTTCCTGTCAGAGAGTGGTTCTTTGGTTGTCGTTTCGGCCCGGGGTCTTTCAATCACCCTGATGCCCGTGGACTCACGTCCGTGTACGATAAGCTGCAAGTCAACCCTTCGGTCAGTAATGACTTTAGGGACATGGGAGCCATACTCGTGAAGAGTTCGCCCTCTTGGTGCAGGAGCCTGACTGGAATTGAAGATGAGCTGGATGCCCCCCCATACTTTCGAGGGGGGTGGCCGTTCTTCGACGAAACTAGTTTGGTTTCGGTGCCAGGCAATCGAGTAACGTTCGTCCCAAAGACCGCCATCACGGAAAGGGCTATTGCAATCGAACCTCTCCTCAATGTCTTCGCCCAGTTAGGGCTCGGACGGGTTTTGAGGAGGCGGCTATTGCGCAATGCCCAGACTGACCTCGATGACCAGACGCTTAATCAGCGTTTGGCAAAGATGGGTTCAGTCGATGGTTCTCTCGCGACAATCGATCTCTCCTCGGCCAGTGATACTGTGTCGAGGGAGGTTGTCCGTGCACTCCTTCCGGATGCATGGTTTAGCGCACTGAATATTTGCCGATCAAAAGTCGGTGAATTAGATGGTGTGTCGTTCGCTTATGAGAAGTTCTCCTCTATGGGGAATGGGTTTACGTTCGAGTTGGAGACGCTGATATTTTACGCGTTGGCCCATTCGGCGTGCGTTATTGTGGGTGCTGATCCAGATTGGGTCAGTGTCTATGGTGACGATATCGTAGTTCCCATCGACGCCTACGAAACTCTCCGAGAAATCCTGACATTTTTCGGCTTCACGCTTAACAGCAAAAAGTCGTTTAATACAGGGAAATTTAGGGAGTCGTGTGGAAAAGATTACTACGGGGGACAAGACGTCCGTCCCTTCCTTCAAACGGAAGTACCTTCGGAGGTTAGACACCTCTTCACGCTTGCAAATGGCCTACGTAGGCTGGCTTATAGGCGTAATCGCGGCCTTGGCTGCGATGATCGCCTGTGGCCTGCTTGGCGGGCTTGTTTGCGAGCTATCCCAAAAGCTCTTAGGACTCATCTTAAAGTCCCTGCTCATGCAGGTGACTCTGATGGTCTAATAAGCAACTGGGACGAAGCCCAAGAAAGCGCCTTCGTCGTCCCTCATCGGGGCGGCTGGGAAGGCTACAAGGGCCTAAGGTTATGCGCTTCCCCTCATGGGGACAGAGAAGTATCTAACTTCTTAGGTGGAGCGGCAACGCTTCTCTATCGCGCAAGGAACGGATTCGAGGACAATTCTGTTCCGTCTTCTCCAAGACGGGGCAGGGATGTTGTCTTTCGAGTTAACAGGGCCTTTTACGGTCCATGGACTGAGTTAGGGGGCTGGGCGTAGAGCCTAACCCCTGAC